AAGCTGCCGGAGAAGTACATCATCGCCGGAGATGAAGTGACCCCCTATCTTGTGTTCTTCAACAGTCACGATGGCAGCTCTGGTGTGAAAGTCGCCATGACCCCGGTTCGTGTTGTCTGCCAGAACACCCTGAATCTGGCTCTGGGTACAGCGAAGCGTATCTGGACTGCCCGCCATACCGAAAATGTTCTGCTCCGGGTACAGGATGCTCGTGAAACCTTGCAGCTCGCCAACAGCTATATGGGGGAGCTGGGCAAGGGCATCCATGAGCTGACCACCATCAAGCTGTCTGACCGCAAGGTGCAGGAATTTATCAACGAGTTCTTCCCCATCACGGAAGACTTAACCGATGGCCAGCGGAAAAATAACCTGCGCTTGCAGGAAGAGTTGAAGGCCCGCTATTATAATGCACCCGATCTGGAGTGGGTCGGAAAGAACGGCTGGCGGTTCGTAAACGCTGTTTCGGACTTTGCTACCCATGCAGACCCCATCCGTAAAACTCGCAACTACAACGAAAATCTGTTCCTGCGCACCGCAGAGGGCAATCCCATGATCGACAAGGCTTACAAGATGGTGCTGGCAGCAGCATAAAGGAGAACGTATGAACGATGTGAGCAACCGGGCTGTCCGGGAATTTTCTGAGTTCCTGAACAGCATCGAAGCCGATTTCCCGAAGCCGACTTGTACCACGGCATACGAGATCACGATGAAAAGCACTATCGTCAGTGCCTTGATTACGCTGGACACCGAAAAGCAGATGGACGAGCGTTTCTGGAACCATCTCCGGGTGCAGCGGAACATTCTGGATTTCCTGTATACCCTGTGGCTGGATGATGACCGTACCTTGGTAGACGAGTTTTCCACCATTATCAAAGACTTGGTGGAATATGATTTTTCCATTGTAGAAGAACAGATGAAAGAGAGGTTGAGCATTGCATGAAAAGGCTTGTATCTACATTGAATTTACCCAAAGAAGATTGGCTCCGTTACCGCAAATGCGGCATTGCCGGCACGGATGCCGGAGCTATCCTTGGCCTGAATCCCTACCGTTCTGCATTTCAGGTGTACCACGATAAAATCAGCGATACCATTGAAAATATCGACAACGAAGCCATGCGGCAGGGTCGTGATTTGGAGGATTATGTGGCGCAGCGCTTCACCGAAGCAACCGGTCTGAAAGTACGCCGCGCAAATGCCATTTACCAGAGCGATGAACATCCGCTACTTCTGGCGGACTTCGACCGACTGATCGTTGGTCAGAAGGCTGGTCTGGAATGCAAAACGGTTTCTCCGTTCTCTGCGGACAAGTGGGCCAATGGCAAAATCCCGGCTCACTATCTGGCGCAGGTTGACCATTATCTCGCCGTCAGCGGATTCGACTGCTGGTATGTGGCGGCTTTGATTTTCGGCAGAGAGCTGGTGATCCACAAAATCGTGACAGATAAGCAGGTGCTTTCTGACCTCATTGATAAGGAAGAGCTTTTCTGGACGAACCATGTTGTGCCCCAGATTCCCCCTGCACCCAACGGCTGCGATTGTGACACCCAGCAGATCAACCAAATGTACGAGGTGGACGACCGTGACAAAAACGCAGACCTGACCCCTTTGCGTGGTCTGCTGGACAAGCGGCAGGAGCTTTCCAGTCAGATCGATCAGTTGGAGCAAGAGAAAGCCGCCATTGAGCAGCAGGTCAAGCTGGAAATGCAGGATGCCGCCTACGGTACAGCTCCCGGCTATAAGGTGTCGTGGGTGTCCTCTGAAAGTAAGCGTGTGGATTCCCAGCGGTTGAAGAAAGAACAGCCCGATATTTTCAACCAGTACAGCAAAAATGTTAGCAGTCGCAGATTTACTATCATTCATGCGGCATAATTGTATGGCGGCAGGGAGTAAATGCTCTGCCGCCTTTTTTCTCGGAGGTTATCTTATGGCTACGGAAAATCCGTTCGTAAAATTGTTTGCTATCGACTTCAAAGATCATCTGGAAGTCAAGAAGTCCGGCAATACAGAACTGAAATATGTGAGCTGGGCGTATGCCTGGGCAGAGGTGAAGAAACTGTACCATGCTGCCAGCTATGAGGTCAAGAAATTCAACGGCCTGCCCTATGTTTATGACCCCATTACCGGCTTCATGGTGTATACCTCGGTCACGATTGAGGGCGTTTCGCACGAAATGTGGCTGCCTGTACTGGATGGCGCAAACAAAGCTATGAAAGCTGCGCCTTATACCTACACCACCCCGAAATGGGACTACAATCCGCAGACCCGCCGCCGTGAGAAAGTCGGTATGGAAGAACGCACTGTAGAAGCCGCTTCCATGTTTGATGTAAACAAGGCCATCATGCGCTGTTTGGTAAAAAATTTGGCGATGTTTGGCCTTGGCCTGTATGTCTATGCCGGGGAGGATTTGCCGGAAGAGGCTGCACAGCAGCCAGATGCAGAATCCCAAAAGCAAACGAAGCCGAAATCCACCAGTCAGAAGCAGGAACAGCCGCCCATGCCCTGCATCTGTGTCCGCTGTAATCAGCCCATCAAACGAGTAAAGCTGAAAGATGGCTCTATTATGCAGGCGGCAGAGTTTGCGAATACCCATGAGGGAATGTGCGTTGACTGCTATAAAGCTACCCGACTTAATGTGGCATAAAGGAGAAATTTAAATGTCTTGCAATGCGATGACCGAACACTATGAAGAAATCACTGTCTGCGGAAAGCCTGCATTATTCACTAACTTCCGCATCAAAAGAGATACCGTCCCGGATAGTCTGTATGTCTACGATGTGCGGCATGATGATGACTGCCGAGGAATTCCCTGTGAGATTGCACCATTTAATCATGGTCAATCACTGGGGAACGATTATTCTTGCAGAGCCGCTGGAGCTGCCCGATGACGGACGGCGGTATATCGACGAAGAGACGGACTGGAACTATGACCCATTTGGAGGAGCAGAGAAAAATCAAAAGCCTTGTGTGACGGTGGGAGAGTTTATGAATCAGTATCTGAACCGTTGATAAGAGCGAGCCGTGTCGTTCCTTATAAAGTTCAAAAGTTATCGCAGGTGACGGACGGCGCGAACCGTTCGTCAACGGAGACAATCTTTTGAACTTTATGAGGGATGACTAAGGCTCGCAGGAAAAAGTATTAAAAATGCCGTGGGTACAGAAAAGTATCAATCACAGCATGATGAAACCGATTTGCCTTAGCAAATCGGTGGAGCTAAAATGACGTTCGGCATTTTTGATACGGAAAGAAAATAGTTATGAGCGTTTATGGTTATTGCAGAATTTCCACTGCAAAGCAGAGCATTGACCGTCAGGTTCGTAATATCAGGGCTGAATACCCGACAGTTCACATTGTACAGGAAGCCTATACGGGAACTTCCATCTTAAGGCCAGAATGGAGCAAGTTGTATCGGATTCTGAAAGAGGGCGATACTGTGGTGTTCGATTCCGTCTCCCGAATGTCCAGAAATGCAGAAGAAGGATTTTCACTGTATGAGGATCTCTATCATAAGGGTATCCGGCTGGTATTCCTGAAAGAGCATCATATTGATACCAAAACGTACAAAAAGGCCCTGTCCGGCAGCATTGCCATGACAGGAACCAATGTGGATTTTATCTTAAAGGACATCAATGAGTACCTGATGGCATTGGCAAAAGAGCAAATCAAACTAGCCTTTGAGCAATCTGAAAAAGAAGTGGCAGACCTGCACCAACGTACCCGTGAGGGCCTTGTGACGGCAAAGCTGAACGGAAAACAGGTTGGACGTAAAAAAGGCACTGGATTTGAAACCAAGAAGTCTAAAGAGGCCAAAGAGAAAATCCGCATCCATTGTAAGGCTTTTGGTGGTACATTGGACGATGTGGAGTGCATGAAGCTGACAGGGCTTGCCCGGAATACTTATTATAAGTATAAGCGGCAGATTCGGGCTGGATTGGCTGACGAGGGAAAAACTTAAGAAGGAAAAGTTGTTATGAAGAACGAAAAATGTGTAAAAGATGAATCCCGTAGCGAATTTACAAAAGAGGAACAAGAGGAATTTTTGAATTTGCTGGGTCGAATAACCCCAGAGCAGCGTGAAGCACTGAAAAAAGTTCTGAAGTCCTTTACTTAATGAAGAAGGATGCCGGGTGACACAATGGTTGCTCGACATCCTTCTTTTTTGTAAATGTGCGCATTATTCAGGTAAAAATGCTTGAATCAAATCCAAGATAGCAGTTCTTTGTGATGGAGAAAGTCTATCCCATGTGGTCAAAAGAGATTTCTGCTCTTCTGTTAGATGGTGAATGGCAGCGTCCTCTTCAAAAAACTGCGAGAGGGTGATGCCAAGGCCATGACAAATTTTTTCAATCGAGGTCACGTTGGGCTGAAGATTTCTTCTGCGCCATGTTGATAAGGTCGATTGCGTCAGGCCAGAGTTTTCGGCAAGGGTGTATTCAGACCATCCACGAGCTAACCGCTCCCGGTCAATTCTTCCCAGAATGTCAAAGTTCGGCTTCTCGCGTTCCATGTCATTGCCCTCCTTGGATAAATCGTAGTGCTACTTACGATTTTAAGTGTGGATGCCTTGACAGATAATTCTATAAATCGTATAATTTTAACAAGATAAATCGTAATATGAGGCGGTTCATTTGTCTTGCTTGATAATTGAAACCAATGAAAAGCTTCATGCGATTTAAGGTCGTAAAGAAAAGATGAAAGGAAAAGTCAAATGAAAAAGAGAATTGCGTCAATGCTGGCAGCAACGGTGATGCTGCTTAGCGTAATAGCTTTGCCTGCTTCAGCTCAAACAGATTGGCTTGGAAACTCTGATTTGACAACTGCAAAGGTGCGTGAGATTGCAGACGCTGACACATTGACAGAAAGTCAAATTGCAGAAATCAATAATCACTACTAATGCATATCCACTGTCAAAAGTGTGGAACTTCTATACGAGTGATTGGTCATAAAGTATTGAAGAATATGTGAGCGTCTGCGAAATCTTCTTTACAGACTTTCTGCTTGGGAAATTTGATCTCATAAAAACGAAAGTTGGCACAGGTCAAGCTGGCGTATAGCGCTTCCGGCGGCAATGGTAGGCCAAATTTCTTGGACGGATAAGAATGGAAAAGGCGATTGGCACTTTGACTTGGCATATATACAAAACAATCGAAAGGTAAGAGAGGCGGCAATATGGTGAATAAAGTTAAAAGAATACTCCAGTGGTTTATTGGCGGATGCTATATATTAAGTGGACTAGCGTATATTGGAGAGTATACGATGCCCGCCATTATCCTTATTATATTGGGCGGCGTGATAATTCTTCCGCCAATTACGAAGAGGATTCCGGCATTTAAGTTTAAGAAAATTGCACTGATACTATTATCTTCTATTGTAATGATAGCGGGTATTCAGCTTGGAGAAACTAATCTTTCACCAGAAGTATTAGCGAAAAGAAAAGCAGAATCAGAGGCTGCGGCGGCCTCTCAAGCTACCTTAGAAGCTCAGGAAGCCGCTGAGAGCGCATCTCGTGCAGCGGAAGAAGAAGCGGCATCCAAAGCAGCTCAAGAAAAAGCGGAATCTGAAGCAGCAGTTGCTACTGAAAATGAAATTGCTTCGATGAAAGCTATGATTCTTAAAGACTGCAATTTGAGCGATATTCCTCGTGATGATAAGAACCAAATGGCAAATGCAGATGAGAAAAATTTCTATGCTGCATGGAAAGAAGCTGCAGCAGAAAAAATTGCCGAAAAAAATCAAGGAAATAATGCGGAGGACCTTGTTCGCATAACATTCGAGCAGATGGTCGACTTTTATAAGAAAATTTATCCAGATAGTACACTGATTAACACTGAAAAAGGGATTCTTGAGAGTATTGACAGTGCAAGGAGCGAAATGGAAGAAGCAAAGACGAGTGACCTCGGTTACTCCGTTGAAGATGCTGAGCTGTATGAGGGTAAATTCTACATCTATAAGAGAATGGAAACCCATTATGATGATACGTTGCTTGGAAGCCTTCAGAAAGAGTTGGAATCCTTTAATACGAGCAAGGCGATTGAATGGCTTGCCTATGATGTGGATTATTTGATGGGCGAAGCTTATCCGGGTGAAACGGCCTATGTTTTGATTACGGAAGATGAATATACTTTCTCGAAGCAGGGAGCGTATAAATTAACTTATGTTGATACTGGAAAGACAACAGAGCTTGTTAACGACCAGGGATTCCGCTGGGAGGCATCGGTCTATTTTGTTGTAGATGAGGATACATACAATGAAAACCTTCAGAAGATGTTCAGGGCAGAGCAAGCTTTGTACGACACTTACGAGCGTATTCTAAACAATTTTGGACTTGCAGAGTGATAATTATAAAATAAGAGGAAAATGGTATGCTTATAGTTATTATTGCGATTCTTTTCATCGTTTGGGTAGTTCATGATTTTAAGAAAGCAGGGGCTGAAATCACGAATGAGCACAGCATTAGACAGTATCTTGACTATCTTGTGAGAAACAAGGGGTGGACTAAGAGCAGCGGACTTATTCCGATTTACACATCTCCCTGTGGCAAGAAAGGCTGCTATGCGGATTGGGAAATGCAGATTTATGACTGCCATCATAAGAAAAAACTGACAACCGCAGAAATCGCTGCATTTTTTGAGCAATTCCAATAATTTACATTGGAAGAGGCTTGGAGATACAAAGAAGAGCAGGATAATTCGGGTAGCACAGTAAGCTGTAAAAAGACCTCCGCTTTCGTTTGCGATAGAGAACGGAGGTCTTTTACTTTCAGAAAAATGCCTATAAATTAATTATAAGAATGAAATTTTCTAAAATGCTGGAATAAAAATTGAAAATGAGGTATACTAATAACAGGAAGGAGTTGAAAGAATGCTTTGCCAATTTTCTTTTCAGAATTTTAAGTCT